GTGACAGGGAAATCAGCCGCCCCTGAATCCGCTCATTGATGTTGACGGACCCGGCGGAAAGCGAATATGCTGGGGCGCACTCGGTACCGGTGAGGAAAAAATCCGTCATGATAATAACCCTGTAATGCTGTCAGAAATTTTATTACCCATGCCGCTGATGGTGTCAGTCAGTGAGTCAAGCTGTGCGCTGATATCACCGAACATTTCAGACAGCGATTCATCAACGCGGGTGAGTTTGATAGTGAAATCAATCTTTCTGGCCGCGCTGTCGTGAAAAAACTCACTTTTGTTTTTGCTGATGGACTCAATGACATACATCCCGTAAATGGTTCCCTCGCCGCCGATAAACGACCAGGCTTTACCGCTGTCGGCCATGGCTTCCAGCGCCATCATGGAAAACTTACCGCCGCTGATTTCCGGGCAGAGTGTGCCGGACAGTGTAATCGGATCATTGGACAGCCCCAAAAATTGCCAGGACGGACGCTTTCCGACCCGGCTGTTATACGCAAACCGGTATTGTTTTTCTTCCTGCATCCCCTGAAACGGCACGGTTCGCAGCTCAAACACGAACAGGCCGAGTGCAGCCATAGCCATAATTAAAACTCCTCTGTGTCACCGTATCCGCTGCGGCGGCTGGCCTGCTGTCGGCGGGTGTGCACTTCTAACTGGCGGGCAACCTCGCGGGCGATATCCTGTGCGGTATGTGCCGGTGTCGGGTAGATGTTGATGACCGGCGCGGCGTTCTGCTGTGATGAATACGCGCTGCTGACAGAACCGACGGCGGTTTGTGCCGGCGCCGCCGCTATCGGCTGGGACAGGGTGCTCAGTGCCAGCATTGCCAGTGCTGCCGTATTTTTCCGGCCGGTCACATTTGCCGGGCCGTCCACCACTTCCGGCCCGTTCTCACCAACAATGCCCCACTGACCGCGCGGAATACGTCCGCCGGAATCATAGGCCCCGGCAAATTTTTTGTCCGGGATCGTCCAGTTGGCATTACGGATGCCGCCGGACATGGTGGCTTTCTGCGTGGCGTCCACGGCGTTAACAAATTTCGGGTCTTTTTTGGCGTCGATCAACCAGTCCAGCGTGAGGGCATCTTTTGCCATCTGTTTAAGTTCGCCGAACTTATTTTTCAGCTCCGTCCATTTTTCGTTAATACCGTTGATAACGCCGTCTATCATGTCAGATGCGGCCTGTTTCATGGTGGCCGGGAGCTTCTTAATATCCGTGATGACTTGATCCCACTTGGTTTTGATGGTGGTTTTCACGGTTTCCCACAGATCAGACATGTATTTCTTGATGCCGTCCCAGTTTTTATAAATCAGCCCGACAAGGGTATAGTTCAGGAAATAGTTTTTTATTCCCTCCCTGGCTCTGCTGATGATGTTGCCTATCCATTTCCATGCGGCATCACAGGCACTGACAATATCCGCCCACAGTTTCTTAAAGAACGCGGCGACAGAGTCCCAGTTTTTATATATTGCGTAGGCGATACCGGCGATCACGGCGGCGGCAAGAAACAGCGGGTTCGTCAGCAGGGCTTTGCCGATACCGAATAAGGCCATCCCGACAGCTTTTAATCCTTTCGCCAGCAGACCAAAAGCACCGGCACCCTTGATGCCGAGAACTGACAGGCTCAGTTTCAGTATTGCGACCGGGCCGAGCATCGCGGCCAGCATCAGAACAATCGCGCCGCCCACGGCGAGGATTACGCCCAGCGCCAGGGCAATTTTTGTCAGCGTGTTCGCCAGTTCCGGATTGCGTTTCGCCCAGTCCCCGACCTTACTGATAATATCGGTAATGGATTTCGCGATATCCCGCAGCGGGCTGTCAACGCCGCCGAATATCTGGATACCCACATTTTCCCATGCTGATGTGAGATTCTTCAGGTCACCATTGAGATTATCGCTCATAGTTTCAGCGATTTTTTGTGCCTCACCCCTGGCCGCTTTGACATCGGCAATCATGTTTTGTAACTCGCCTTTACCGGCCTGTTCAGTCAGAACAGACAGTGCTGAGAAAGCTTCTGTACCGGCAATATGCTTAAATAATCCTGCTCGCTGCGCAGTGCCCATTTTCTGCGTTTTTTTATCCAGTTCGGTGAGAATATCAGGTAAATGTCGCAAGTTACCGCTGGTATCACGGGTCTCTATGTTGAGTTTTTCCAGCGCCTCCGCTGCCTGTTTTGGCGGTTCAGCGAGGCGACCGAGAATAGATCGCAGACTGGTCCCGGCCATACTGCCCTGAATACCGGCATCACCCAGCTTACCGGCAGCGACGGCGGCGGTTTCCAGATCAACCCCCAGCCCGGACGCGACCGGCGCGACATATTTCATCGTGTCGCCCAGCATATTCAGGTTGGTGTTTGACCGGGTAAAGGTGGCAACGAGCGTATCACTGACGCGGTTCATTTCGTCAGAGTTCAGTTTGAACCCGGTCAGGATATTGGATCCGATATCGGCTGTAGTGGCGAGGTCGATATCACCGGCAAGGGACATCGACAGGGTGCCTTTCATGGCGTTCTGTATCTGCTCCGGTTTAAATCCGGCCATAGCATAGAACGATTGCCCCTGCGCAACTTCGTTTGCTGTAAATGCCGTGGTCGCCCCCAGCTGCCGCGCCTGTTCGCGCAGTGCTTTATACTCTTCTGAGTTCTTATCAAGCCGGGTCAGCGCCTGCACCTTTGACATCCCGACCTCAAACTCATAGCCCGGCGCCATAAATTTCTTCCCGGCATATAACGCCGCACCGCCGGTCGCCATCGCTGCCGCGCCGGTACCGGCCATTTTATTCCGGACATCCATCGTTTTCTGATAGCTGCCTTTGGCCGCTGCCATCCGGCGCTCCTGTTCGGCGCTGCGGCGCAGCTGCTGCTCCTGCCGTTGCAGTTGCTGGGTGGTGCGGGCAATATCGCTGTTCAGGCGGCGCTGTGCCTGCCCGAGTTGAGTTGTCGAGATACCGTTAGCCTGTAAGGCTGTACGCTGTTGCTGGGTGGATCGCTGGAGTTGTTCAAACCGGTTTTTTAGTTGACCGGCTTCACGCTGCGCACGTTTAAGCGCTTCGGCCTGTTGCCGGGTCGGATTGCCGGAGGCGTTCATTTCACGGGCGAGGGCGGCGACACGCTGTGTTGCCGCCTGATAAGACTGGTTTATCCCGGTAAGTTGTTGTTTTGTTTTGCGGAAGCCGTCAATTTGTCCGGCCTGTCGGTTCAGGTCTTTCAGTGCATCACGGGACTGACGGACAGCGCCCGCCAGTCGTTTGTTGGATTCCTGCGCACTGCGGAACGGCCGTGTTAATTTATCGACGGCATTTAACACGACCTGTAAACGGAGGTTTCTGCTCATTCACTGTTACCGCTGCGTTTGTAAGCGTGATAACGCCATTCAATTAATTCTGTCAGACTCATGTCCGCCGTGGCGGCAGGTGTCCAGTGAAAAATGGCGGCAATATCTGCCACCAAATCATCGACTGTCAGTCTTGGGGGTAATTGTTCTGCATCGACTTCGGCAGCAAAAAATTGACCACCGCGATTGACATATTGAGCAGGTCACCCGGCTCCATCACACCGATTTCATCTCTTGTCAGAGTGGGAACGGTGATACGCGGTAACACCTCGGTCATGGAGTTGACATCCATTTCCAGCAGTACCTGTAAACGCACTCCCCGCAATTCGCCGGATTTAGGCTTGCGGATAGTGACACTGGTTATCTCGGTATCACCGCGTTTGATGGGTTGATCCAGTTCAATAACCTCAGATGTTTTATTAATTTGTTCAGTCATTTATATTTTCCTGTTACAGCCCGATAGCGGCTCGTTGTTCTGCCAGACGGTCAACACCGTCTACTTTTTCAACCATATTGACGACATCAATTTCAATGAGATCAGCACCGTTCCAGACCAGCCGGTAATAGGTCGGTTTAAAGCTGAATTTCACCTGAGTGTTATCGCCCTGTTTGGTACTGCCGGGGTCGATTTCAGATAAGCGACCGCGCACGACCACCTCACAAGCGATTGTCTCGCCGGTATCGTCGCGCTGATAGGCCCCGGCAAATCGCAGCGGCACACCGTCAATTTCGGCAATGCCCCACTGCTTATAGAGTTGCGCTTCCATACCGCCGAGGGTCATCTCCATCCCCAGCGCATCATCTTCAAGCCCCAAATCAACGTGTGCGGCACCGTTCATGCCGCCCGCGCGGTAGGCTTCGAGTTTGCGGGTCAGCTTCGGCAGGGTGATTTCTTCGGCTTTCCCCTGCCAGTTATCGCCGTTGAAAAACA